CTTACCAACGTCTATCACCGCTTGGATTAAGGGGCCAAGTGCAGAAATAATGCCGTCAACCACGCCAACGACAACGCCTAAAAGCGACAAGACCACCCCACCGATAAGTTCAAAAATCGGCTTTAACGTTTCGTAAAGTTGAACGATTGTATCCCAAAGCGAGGCAAATAAGGACTTGATATTTTCCCATATCGGTCGTACATACGTTAAAAATTTCAATACCGCATCCACGATAATATCAAGGCAGGTTTTGACGATACTCCAAATCTGCGTGAACAGATTTTTTACCGTTGCCCATATCTTCGCACCATACTGTTGCCAGAACTGTGCAATTAAAGACAAAACGTCTAAAACTATATCCTTGACGATACCGAAAACTTCAACGACGATTTTCCAAATAAGCGAGAAAATATACTTGACCGTATTCCACAACGCTTGCAAGGCTTTCTTTGCTTCATTGATTATTTTCTCGCCGTTTTTATCCCACCACGACTTGACTTTTTCAACCGCAGAAAGAATAAATTTCTTTATCTGATCCCATACCTTTTTGACGAAGTTTCGGAAATCCTCATTCGTTTTCCAAAGATAAATCAACACCCCGATAACGGCGGCAATAATCATAATAATTAAGCCAACCTTCGAGAAGAGAACAGAAGCAACCTTCGCAATCATCCCTACGCTTGATATAAGTTTCCCCATCACAAGCAACAAGGGGCCAATCGCCGCCGCCAACAAAGCAATAACAACGACGTTTTTTCTTGTCCCCATACTCATTCCCATTAATTTAGTTGTGAGTGGCGTGATGTATTTCGTTATTAATTGCCTTATAATTGGAATTAAAACGTCACCGAACATAATGGCGATTTCTTCCAATTGGGAGGTTAATTCCGCCCATTGCCCTTCCAAGGTATCCAATTGTTGTGCAGCCATTTCGTTGGCTTTGTTTGTCCCCGTGACCGCCGCCGTCATATCACGAACGGCATCACCACCGGCGCTCATCAATGCCAACATACCAGGACCTGCCCTTGCGCCGAAAACTTCCATTGCTTGGGCAGTTGTCATTCCAGCCGCAGAAAGCGTATCCAAAATTGAGGCAAGGTCGTTTGATGTCGGGTCAAGTTGTTCCAAATTGATACCCAACTCATCAAAAACCTTAATTGCCGATGAAGTCGGGTTCATCAATGCCACAAGCGCCTGTCTTAACGAAGTACCTGCCGTTGAGCCGTCATAACCTGCATTATACAAAACCGAAAGCGCACCCGTGACTTCTTCAATTTCCCATCCAAGGCTATGCGCCACGGGGCCAATATACCCCATTGATGTGGATAGTTTATCCATACTCGCCATTGATGCACCGATAGCGGCGGCATAAACGTTCGTTACACGCTCTGCTGAACTCGCCTCCAACCCGAACTGGTTGAGAGCCGAAATAACGGTATCGGTTGTAAATGCAAGGTCACTTTGGGTTGCAGATGCAAGGTTCAGCGTTGCCTCGATAGAGCTTGACATCTGGTCGACTTTATAACCCGCCGATGCCATATAATAAAGTGCGTCTGCCGCCTCGGATGCCGAGAAGACCGTTTTTGCACCCATTCGACGAGCAAGGTCTGTCATTTCTTGGAGTTCTTCGCCCGTCGCACCCGAAACAGATGCGGCGTTTGCCATTGATTGCTCGAAATCCTTTGAAATTTTAATAGCAGTTCCCCCTAACGCCAATAAAGGCGCAGTTATTCCTGCCGTTAACTTCGTACCTGCCTTTGTAAAACCCGCCGAAACTTTCTGGATTTGCTTTTGCGCGTTTTGTAGTCCTTTCGATAGCGAAGAGATGTCGGCTGCAATCTTCACAACAAGGTTTCTTATTACTGCCATCTATTCCCCTCCTATTCGATAATTACTCCTTTTTCCGCCGCCATTGCTTTCAAAATGGCATCACTCCGACTGTCTGTTTTCTTGGGCTTTCGCCGTGCATCTTTTAATATTTTTTCAAGTTTCGGCAGACGTTTTTGCCTACCGAAAGCCTCGATATGCCAAGCCAAAACAAGGTCGTTTTCAAACTGCTGTTGCTCACGTTCCCTCTTTTGCTTGGCTAAAAGCACTAACTCGTAAGGCGTATATTCGCCAATTATCAACGGGTCAATACCAAGTTGCACGACAGCCCTATCACAGAAGTTAGATAAGTCAAAAGTGGCGGCGTTTATTCCCCCGTGGTATCCTCCGCCGTTTCCGTCTTGGGTTTACCGAATGCCTCCGTCAACGCTTCGCCGAGTTTTTCAGCAATTTCGTTTAAGTCGGAATAATCATCAATCAAATCGCCGACCTTGGAAACCGTGAGGTTTTTATCTTCGTGATAAAGACCTGCGTAAACAATCGCAAGCAGTTCTTTGATGCCGAGCTTTTCAAGGTCAAGACCCATAATAGGTCTGCCGATGATATCTTCGATTTTCGCAAGAGCATTGATGCCGTAGCGAAGGGTTCTGGGTTTATCAAGTTGAATCGTTACACCTTTCTTCATAATTTACTCCTTTTTGTTTATACGCCCTTTTCAAAGGAAAGTGCGCCCGAACCCGTGAACTCAATGCTAATTGTTACGACGTCGTCCACAGGGTCTTCAATGGAAAGGCTCGAAATATAAGCCTCGCCTTGGTAATAGTTCTTTCCGTCCACGTACAGTTTGACCGTTACGGTTTCGCCGTTCAGGAATGCCGTCTGTAACGCTTCTTGACCAGCCGTATCCGACGGTACGTTATAATCGCCTTCGGAACTTGCCGTCCATTCTTTCAAGCCCGTGATATAATTTTTCCAATCATCACCAAGGGCGGTAGTTTCAAGCGTTTCCAACGAAAGCTCCAACGACCAGTTCTTAATACCAACTACCTTTTCAGAACTTCCGCCGATCACGACTTTACCGTTCTTACCTGCAATAGCCATAATTGTTCCTCCTATTATTTTTCATTGAAAAAGAATTCAAATTCGAGACTTGACATATACTCTCCCATATCAAATTTAAGAGACGTATTTGCGTTGTACTCGTAATCACTTTTGATAAATACGGCTTGAATAAACAACCCGCACATATCTCCGTGGAAATCCTGGAATGCTCGTTTCAGCATTCGGGATAATTCCCTCGTTCGTTTATAGGTCGTGTCATGGCAAACAAACTGAATCGTTTGCTTGACGAAACCCGTATCCCCTTGCAAAGCGGAATCGTAATTCGCTATAACAGGCGAATAAACAATTGCTGGAAGGGGTTTATCTTGCGGAAGAAGAATGGGATAAACTCGTCCTTGCACTCGGTCTTGGATTTCCGTTATTCCACTCAAATACTCGTAGAGCGCTTGACAAATATCCTTCATTCTTACCTCCCCACCGCCTTGGAAATCACGTTGACAATTTCTCTGTTAATTTGGTCGATATTTTTATCCACCGCATTACGCAAAAAAGGATTGCCTGGTCTGCCCCTTGCACCAAGTTCGACATGCGTTCCATATTGGAGCGATTTATCGTAGTCAACTTTTACAGTTGCCTTCGTTGCCGTTGCTTTCATTTCCGTCAAATCAAGGCTTGCTTTTAATGCGCCTGTATCCACAGGGCAATTCTGCCGAGCATCAGCAAGTGCTATCTTCCCACCTGCCTTTGCCCCCTGCATAAGCACGTCGGATGCGTTCTCTTCCATCGCTTTTAATTCCTTCACGATTTTATCCGCACCTTCAATACCAACCTTAACCTTCTTCTGCTTTGCTGCATAACCCATCGTTCACTCTCTCCTTGCAATTTAATACCGTAGCCCTGTGCGCCGTATGACTATCAATTACGCCAATAATCTCGTACACGGTGCCTTGATATTGGATTCTGTTCAACACGGTAATCTTGGGATTATACCGCACGGTAATCTTTACAACGGTTTCCGCATTGACGGTTTGGGCTTGGAAAAATTCTGTTCCACTTACGGGTTCGATACTCGCCCAGAGTGTGTCCGTTATTTCCCACTTGCCTTCCTCGCCGCCATACTCGTCGCGCTTGGTTTTATATTCCAAAACATCTATCCGCCGATTTAGTCTACCGATTTTCAAAACATTGTCCTCCTATACGCAAACAACATCCGACGAACTAAATCGAGTGTTTCTTTGATATCAACACCCGACTTTTCTTTCGAGATTTGCCTTTCTTCGTAGAGCGTTCCAACCAAAATCAACATTGCTTGGTGGATAGGTTCAGGTACTTCCTCGAATTCCGATAATTTTTGGCGTATTACGTCCTCGGTCAACGTTTGGGCTGTGAGAATAAGCGTGGAGATGAGGTTATCTTCCTCATCCCCATCTATTCGCAAGAACTCTTTCGTTTCCTTAAGTTCGAGCATAGCTTATCCTCCTTGTGTTAGGCGGTAGTCGTGCCACCTTTCTGTTGAAGAACCTTGACCGCTTCGGGAAGAATGAGTTTACCGTCCAAACGTTTGGAGGCAATGAACCCAACCTGCCCCGTGGTAGCGTAAAGTTCGTTCAATCTGCGGAAATTGATGCCTTGGCGGTCACCAATCCAATAGAACGAGAAATCGCCGAATGCGACCGTTTTGTTGCCCGATGCCACTTCAGGGAAGTAAGGCGAGGTGTAGATACGCTTGCCAAGCAAGGTCTCGTGACCGCCTTCGTGAAGTGCGGGTTGCCACAAATACTGACCGCTGCTGTCCTTCAACTTACGGATAACCTTCATCGTGCTGTCGTTCAAAAGCCATACTGCGTTCTTTCTGTATGCAGAATTAAGGCTGTAGAACAAGTCGATGAGTTCGTCTGCCGTAATCGCCGTTGCAGATGCGGTCGTTACGCCGATTTCCGCACCGCCCGTTTCAGAGAGAATACCCAAGGGCTTATTATCGCCATCACCCAAAAGGAACGCCTCTTCTTCCTTGTTGCCGATACGACGGGCAAACTCGGTCGAGAAATAACCTTCAAGGTCAAACGCCGAGTCGTTAAGAAGTTCTTCGGATACTTTAATAAGGGTCGTTACCTTATGCGCACCGATACTCTGTTGACCGAACGTGTCATCGCTTTCGTGGTAGGCTTGTTCCTCACCCGTCCACGCTGCCGTACCCTTCGTCGTAACGATAGGAATTTTTCTATCACCTGCGGAAGTCGTGAACGTATGCGCCAACTTTCTGACGATATTCTCTTCTTCAAGGGATTGAACGAGCGTATTTTCAAACTCGTCGGGTACAAGGTAGCCACCTTCGGAATCCGTGCCTTCTTGCAATGCGTTCTTCATTTCAACGGAAAGGGTATCAAAACCCGTTCTTTCTCTCGTCTTCTTCCAGAACGCCTTGTTGTAGGCTTTGGATGCTCTGCCCTTTTTTTCTTCCGCTTCCGTGGAAGGTACGTTCATAGGCTTTTCTGTAATGGGCGTATTGATGGGTTTATTCATCTCACGCTCCATTTCTTCACGGCGTTGCATACGCTGAATTTCGGTCGTCAGGTCTTTGAATTCCTGTTCCATTTCTGCGTATACCGCGTCGTCTTCTTTGGAAAGGACACCATTAACGCCCTTATGGGTATCAAGGAATCCATCCATCGTGTTCAAAAGTTTCTTGCGTTTTTCAATCATTGCGTTTAAAGTCATAATTTTTTCCTCCTTAAATGACCTCTTTAATTTGTTTGATTGCCTTTTTAAGATCGTCAACGGAACGCCCTGTTTCCTCAATTTGAGGTTCAGGCGCTTTGGGTATTTTCGCTACGACCTTGTTGATAAATGCGTTATTGACCTCTTTCCGAGAGAAGGCGAAACCAACGTTCAATCCGCCCTTTTTCTCGTCTTCCAAGAGACCATCACAGAAACCAAGTTCAAGTGCTTTATTGGCGTTCATCCACGTTTCCGCATCCATAAGGTGGGAAAGTTTCGCTCTCGATTGCCCCGTCTTGATTTCGTAGGCGTTGATAATGGATTCCTTGACTTCGTCCAACATCTCAATGGCTTTCTGCATATCTTCGTAATTGCCGAAAACCGCCGTGAGTGGATTGTGAATCATCATCATTGCCGTGGGTGCCATTAGAACCTTCGTACCAGCCATCGCAATTACCGATGCGGCGGATGCAGCGATACCGTCAATCTTGACCGTGACATTGTCTTTATAGTCCATCAACATCGAATAGATTTGACTCGCCGCAACACAATCCCCGCCAGGCGAGTTAATCCAAATCGTGATGGGGCCGTTCCCTGCGAATAACTCATCTTTGAACATTCGCGGGGTTACTTCGTCGTCAAACCAACTTTCCTCTGCAATCGTACCGTAAAGTTCAAGTACACGTTCAGTCGGTTTCTCGTGTCCGCTTTCGTCTGCGGTTGGAGACTGGTTCTTCCACTTCCAAAACTTCTTCACTATTGTCCTCCTCTTTTTTTGAATTTGCATAAGCCCCCGCCATACCAAGCGGTAGCATATTGCCGTTTACCAAATACAAATCCCCGCCTTTTTCTTCGGGAATTCGTTCCATATTTTCGAGTTCTCGTATATCGTTTGCGCTCATCCAACCGTTTTGACGAGCCGTTGCATAACCTTCCATTCGGCTTTTATAATCGCCACGAAGCAACCCTTCCACGTTGAATTTAACGAACAACTCCGTTTTTTCGTCGATGGAAAATAACGCCCTTGCAAGCGATTGTTCCCACCGCACAAGCCACGGTTCAAGCGTATACTTTACGAACTCCAAGCTCTGCTGTTCAATATTAGAAAAGCTCGATTTTTCCAAATCGCCAACCATATGTGGAGGCACTCGGAAAATTCGAGCAATTTCATTGATTTGAAACTTTCTTGTTTCAAGAAATTGTGCTTGTTCTGGCGAAATGGAAATAGGCGTATATTTCATCCCTTCTTCCAAAACCGCCACTTTATTTGCGTTTGCCGAACCACCAAACTGGCTCTGCCAAGCATCACGCACTCGACTGGGGTCTTTGATTACGCCTGGATGTTCCAAAACTCCACTCGGCGCAGCACCGTTCGCAAAGAACTTTGCGCCGTATTCTTCGCAGGCAATCGCCATACCAATTGCATTCTTTGCCATTGCAATCGGCGAATACCCCACCAAACCATCGAACCCAAGACCAGGTACGTGAAGAACATCCTTCGGGGCAAGCGTTACAATGGTATTTTTCATCGTGCTTGCTTCTTCGCTCGTGTGCTGATACTTGTAAATAATCTTCCCGTTTTCATCCCTGTCAACGGTCATTTTGTTTGCCATCAAAGGGTACAACGCCACAACCTCGCCCTTGCCGTTGCGGATGATTTGCGCATACGCATTCCCCCAAAGCAAAAGGTGTGTCATCAACGTTTCCCTAAAAACAAAGGAACTCATTTCTGGGTTCGGCTCGTCGTGCAAAAGGTGATATAACGAATGGTCGGTTGCTTTTTCTTTACCGCCGCCGTCTTTATATCGATATAAGTGCAACGGCAAACCTGCCACCGCTTCCGCCAAAATTCTAACGCACGAATACACCGCCGTCATTTGCATTGCCGAACGCTCGGTTACAGGTTTGCCACTTGTTGAACCGCCAAGCATAAAGGTATAACTGCTACCCGCCGTTCGATTTTCAACCTTGGGTTTATCCCTTGACCGAAATAGGCTTGTAAACCACCCCATTTTTACCTCCTTAAATAAAAATCAGTCCACGATTGTCGTAGACCGATTCCGAATTATCGTTTCCACAGCGTATTGCTCTATCCAACGCCATAACGGTTGCAACTGCGCCGTCGATTTTTTCCGTGGACTTTTCTTTGTCCATCTTCACGTTCCCTGCTGGGTCAGTTCTCGCACAGACATTGTCCATCATCCACCGAAGAACAGGATGCCCGCTGTGAGCGAGCTTTCCTTCAAGTACGAGTTTCATCAACTCTTTGGTCGGCGGACTCATATCCTTAAATCCCTGCCCAAACGGAACAACCGTGAATCCCATTCCTTCAAGGTTCTGTACCATTTGCACAGCACCCCATCGGTCAAAGGCGATTTCACGAATATTAAACCTTTCTCCTAATTTTTCGATGAACTTTTCAATATAGGCGTAATGGACAACGTTGCCCTCGGTCGTTTCCAAAATTCCCTGCCTTTGCCATAAGTCATACGGGACATGGTCACGATTAACACGCAAAGGGATATTTTCTTCGGGAATCCAAAAATACGGCAAAATATAATATTTTTCATCATCCGCCGTAGGAGGGAAAACCAAAACAAACGCCGTAATGTCGGTTGTGGAAGACAAGTCAAGACCACCGTAACAAACGCGCCCCTCCAAATCTTCCTCGTGAAAAACCACTTCACATTTATCCCACTTTTCCATCGGCATCCAACGCACCGCTTGCTTAACCCATTGATTAAGGCGCAGTTGACGGAAAGAGTTCTCTTCCGCAGGGTTTTGCTTTGCCGATTCACACGCCGCTTTTACCTTATCAAGCCCTACCGTTATCCCAAGAGACGGATTTGCTTTTTTCCATACCTTTGGGTCAGTCCAATCGTCGTCTTGCTCCGCACCATAAATCACAGGATAAAAGGTCGGGTCTATCTTACGCCCTTCCAAGATATCCTTTGCCTTTTGGTGGGTTTCATAGCAAATCGAATGCGTGTCCGTTCCCGCCGTAGTAATCAGAAAGTATAACGGTTGCATACGGGCATCACCCGACCCCTTGGTCATTACATCAAACAGCTTTCGATTTGGTTGCGTGTGCAACTCGTCGAAAACAACACCGTGAATGTTAAAACCGTGCTTGCTATACGCTTCCGCAGAAAGAACTTGATAAAAGCTGTTCGTTGGAAGATAAATAATACGCTTGGTTGCCGTAAGAATTTTTACTCGCTTGTTCAACGCTGGACACATACGAACCATATCCGCCGCCACTTCAAAAACAATGGATGCTTGCTGTCGATCCGCCGCACAGCCGTAAACTTCCGCCCTCTCTTCGCCATCACCGCACGTAAGCAAAAGTGCAACGGCGGCGGCAAGTTCGGACTTCCCTTGTTTTTTAGGAATTTCAATATACGCCGTATTGAACTGACGGTATCCATTCGGCTTAAGCGTACCAAACACATCCCTTATAATCTGCTCTTGCCAATCAATCAGTTCAAACTTCTTCCCTGCCCATGTGCCTTTTGTATGGCATAGGCATTCAATAAAATTGACGGCGTAATCCGCCGCCCCTTTATCGTAGATGGAGTCCTTTGCCTTAAACTTCGTCGGCATATATTTTTTCAACTTTCGCAAGACACCACCCCCCTTTTTTTGTAACAAAAAAGGCAAGCATCGTTTGATACCTGCCTTTGGCTTATTCTGTTTTCTTGCCTTTATTCTATCGTAAATTCAGAAATGCTTTTGTAGACCTTTACGATTTGGTCGTTCTTATGCCTTTCCAACCCTTTATTCATTTCTTCTTCGGTGCGGTAGCCGATGTAGCACAGATAACCTTGCTCGTTCACAAAGGAAAACATAAATCCGTAGCCGTCTTTCGCTCCCTTTTTATATGCCTTTTCATCTTCCACAAGGTCGACGAGATAATTCAAAAGCTCCTGGTCTTCTGAATAAAGTTCTTTAAGTTCCCGTTTTTCAGGGAATCTCTCGTAAAATTGCTTTGCCTTTTCCGCAAGCAGTTCTTCCATTTCCTTCCGCTTTTGGAAATCCCCATCAAAATCGATAATGGGGAAATATGAACCGTCACCTCGATCCGTGTACGTGCCTACACGCTTTGCGCCGTAATAAATGTTTGCGTGAACGGTTATACCGTCCGTGTCGGGATAACTAACTATCCCTTTCAAAGTAAACCCATAAATTTTTGCCATTGTTTTTCTCTCCTTTGTCAATTTTTGTCATTCAAAATCTGTTTGAGTGCTTTTTTGTCCGTGGGGTCTTTCGCTCGTCTGTCCCAACCACGGTCATAACTCGCTACTTCCACCTTACCGCGATAAAGGGAAAGTTTTGAAATGCGACCGTCGTTAATCCCAAATGAAGAAGGTTCTTCGTATACCTTAATCCAATACTCGTATTCGATTCCGTCCACCGTAAGATTTCCGTTAAGCCACATACTCAAAACCCTACCTTTTTCGATTCTTCTTTCAAAACGAACCTTGCCGTGAAAAGTTTCCCGACCGCATTTTCTACCGTTTCAAAGGCTCTCTGCTCGTCTTCGGTCAACTCACCTTTTGCCATTTTCCACAAGGCTTCGTGCGCTTGCATTGCACATACGCTTGCCGTTTTCGCAAGCTCGTACCACTCAAACCCTTCCTTGATTTTCCCTTGGCGGAAAAGTTCTATTGCCTTTTCGGAAAACCGAGCGCAAACATCGCTCTCCGCAAGGCAGCCTTGCATTGCTTGCTCTCTCGTTTCAAACAAATCCGTCTTTGGCGTAAGGGTCAGCTCCATAAATTCAACCATACTTTCCCAAGCGTTCTTTTGGCTCATCCCCGACCTTTTCAACTCCGCCATTTTATTCATAATGGCTCTGTCCGCTTCCTTGACCGTGGAATATTCGCCTGTCCCAAGCATAAAGGTAATCAATTCTTCTCTGTTCATAGCCTACCCCCTTACTTTCTAATCGTTGCCGAGTATCTTGCGTAATCGTAGCCTTCCGCATTTACCAAAATCGAAAGGTTCGAGTCCTTGCAAGTAACCCTGATTACGTGCCAAACGCCGTCTTCGTCCACTTTCATAAGGTCTTGGTTGTTTCTGATGAAGTTCTGTTCGTCAAGCAATCTCGCCCCGAAAATCGTGTAGTTCGTGAAGGAAAGGCGAATGGTCTTTTCGATAACCACCTCAACCTGCGTACCTTCGCCCCTTGCAACTCGTGCGTTGTAATCCATAACGCTTGCCGCTTTGCTTACCATTGTTACTTTGATTTTTCTTTTCATAGCTGTTCGCTCCTTCGTTTTTTGTATGTGTATATTACCTCTAAAACGAATATATATCCAGCGATTTTGGGCGATAATTCGATAATTAATTTATTTAATTTTGATACAAAAATCACGCTTTTTCATAACGAGGAACAGAGCCTTTCAGCCCTGTTCCATAAAGGGGTTTTAGCGGTTGGGAATCCGCTATCTGTAAGCGTTTTTTACTCGATCGGCTCTAAAATATAGCCTTTGTCCCCCAGAGGGAGCAATCTAAATTTCCCCAAGTAATCCCTTGCTACAACGCACGGAATACAGGTATATCCAAAGCTCGCATCTCTTCCCGATTCAGCGAAAAGCATAGCAAGCCGTTTCTTTTGCACATCTTCCACAATTTGCCAATGACTTTTATATAATTCTAACCGTTTTTGTGCGTGTCCCGTGAAGTAAAATCGTCCGTTGGGATAAATTATGACATCAGCCTTGGGCATCAGCTTTACCGTAATCCACTCAAGCATAATCTCCAACCCTCCCTTCGCAAATAAACTTCACGTAATCGCTGACATTATCCTCGATAAAACAAACCAATTCAAAATATCCGCAGAAGTTGGCAAGCCATTGAACATACTTGGTGTCGAACATATTTGTAATACCCGTCGCACGGATTTTCAAAATCTGTTCTTTAATTCTGTCGTTCATCGTCACAAGGGGTCTGCAATCATCCTCGCCAAAAACCACCCCAAGCGATGAACCGCTGTCCCAAGAAACATGAATCGTTCCTATGTCGTCTACGTGCCGAACCGTTCCGTGCGTTTTAAGGGGAGGTGCTTGCTTATCGTCCATTTTGATAAGCTCCACTCTCGTCCCCTCCTTATACCTGTTCCGAAGGTCAAGCAATATCGCTTCCGTTACACTTAACTCACAGACCTTTCTGCGATTTATTTCGTTTTTCGTAAACTCGCTTTCATTTTTGATCGGCGGAAGGCTATATCCTATTTCTTGCGGTGGTTCTATGACCGCCTTGGGCTGGGTAGGCTCCTCCGTTTCTTTTGCCTTTTGCTTTTTTTCATAAGGCTTTCTTTCCACGGCTGCATTCTTCGTAATATCAACATCTTCAAAGTTGAAATCCTCAAATGCGTAGGTGGGGTCTTCGTTACTTTCGTCCGCTTGGGGTTCATCGTCGAATTTATAACTCAAATCGCTCTCGAACCCCTCGTCGTACAAAAATTGAAGTAAACGCTCCACCGTTTCGTCTTCCATCTCGTCGGCAATAATAAGGTTGTTTTCTTTGTCGATTTGAACCTTACCAATAACGAGAAAACCGTCTTCCGTTACTTCTCTCTCATAACCAAGCCATCTGGTTATTTCTTCGACAAAGCGTTCTCTTTCGCTCTGTCTGCTTATATTGAAATGAATCTTCATAGGCAATCGCCCTCCTTTGATTTTTGTATGGGTATATTACCTCTAAAACGGAATTATATCCAGCGAATTTGGGCGATAATTTGATAATTTTTTATTTAATTTTGATACACTTTTTTAAGATTTTTTTGCGTAATATTCAATGCCCGAAAGTACAAAAAATACGCACGGTAAAGCCACGCCGTTCCCCCAAAGTTTATACTCTGCGGAATCGGAATGCGGCGAGTTCAACCACTTGCGGATTTGCTTATCGGTCTTCGGCTTTCCTTCGCCAGTCAGTTTACGATACGTCTCGAAAACCTTATACCAATAATATACATCCTCGTCCGTCGGTTTTTCCGTTTCAAGGTTTTGACACCACCAATCGGGGAAACCCTGCAATCTTGCGCATTCAACGGGGGTTAATCTTCGTACCGTATAATCTGTTTTGCATACGCTGTTGTGATAGCCAGGACAAGTGCCGTTCGTGAGCGTTTTTGATTTCTCTTCAAGGAATAACGCCCCAACATCCCTGTCCGCACATTGGTCGAACCCATACGCAATTGCCCCAGGCCCCTTTGCGACCATCGTGGGTTGAAGTTCCTTTTCAAAGGTCGGCGAGAACTTGGCATTCTTTCCTTGGTTAAAGGTGTCTCTGCCTATTCCGTAACAAACAGCGTTCGGGTCTTTGTAGTCCCTTGCCATTAATGTCGGCGAACGCCCTTCTTCCACCTGTTGATAACTTCCCGTTGTCATCGCATATACAGGGTCTTTACCTTCTTTGGGAGTTTCTACGCAAACCGCAGGCTCGCCCCCGTGCGTGCAAGTGAGTGTTGGTGTTTTCTCAACCGTCACGTTGCAAGCGGACTTTCCGCCACCTTGGTCGACGCATACCACAGCGATACCACCTTGATTACAAGCGGGATTTCCGCCATTGCCGTCAAGAGTTCGAGATGTCTTTGCTGCGTAAATACCGCTATGGGGATTGCTTGATTTCATTGCATTACTATCCTTTGCGGAAATACCGTAAGGTTGAAGAACGCAGTTAAAATTGTCCTTGTCGGGCATTCGTTGATTGCCACCTGCATTTTGCTTGGTTAAGGTCGGCGAAACTTCTCTGCCATCCCAACTCTTACCCACGACAAACGGTTGATTGTTCCCTCCCGTTCCATAGGTTGCAGAAATCGTAGGCGCAATTTCAATAGGCCCCGTATAGCGGACATCCTTTCCGTGGTTGTCAAAGACATCCATAACCACAGGCGGATGATGTGCTTGCGCTCTTAAGGTGCAAGTAACTTCTTCCGTTACGTCCATTCTGTTTCCGCCTTGGTCGTTAAGGACAACTCCGTTCCTGCCTGTGGACATTCCGCAATTCACACCGAGCGTTGCTGCCTTTTCGTCTACGCTTCCGTTGTATCCATCGAACCCAACGCCTGGCGTTCCAAAGCGTTCTTGAGTATGATTGGCAGTTCTTTGCCACGCACGGAAGCCCTCCGCAGAATACCTTGACAAGCCTTCGGACTTAAATAATACATCGCAGGCACTCCTACCTCCAAAATCTGCGACAAGGTAGATTCTACGACGTCGTTGGGGGACTCCCCAATATTGAGCGTCGAGAACTCGGTAAGCAAGGCTCCATCCGTCTCCCATGTAGCAGTCGGCGTATGCCCATTCCCCTTTTTCAGGAAAAGGCACTTCGGCTGTCTCTTCGACGATGCTGACGAGCGAGTCAAGCACCGCTTTGAAGTCTTTGCCTCCGTTGCTTGAGAATGCGCCTGGGACATTTTCCCAAACGACATATCTTGGATATTTTCCATTCGTTGCACTCCTCATTTCTTTAATAATTCGGACAGCTTCGTAAAACAAGCACGAACGACTCCCGTCAAGACCGCTACGCTTTCCCGCAACGCTCATATCTTGACAGGGGCTACCAAACGTGATTATATCCACGGGTTCGATTTTCCCGCCGTCCATTTGGGAAATATCGCCGTAATGTTTGACAAAAGGCATCCGCTTGGTCGTAACCCTTATAGCAAAAGGCTCGACCTCGGATGCCCACAAAGGAGAAATATCTGCAAGCAGACCGCCTAACGGGAATCCACCCGACCCGTCGAACAGACTGCCCAACGTCAGTTTTTTATTCATCTTTCGTAAATCCTTTAATTTTTATCTTTCGTAATTATATGAACCCGTTACTTGGACGGACAATATTTCATATCCAAATAAAAAGCGACTTCTGGGAAAGCATTCTCGAAGTCACGCATATACCTGTAACAAGCACTTGTTCGCCCATTCGCTTCCGCAAATTCACGCAAACTTTTCTTTTTGAAAAAATTCGGTTGATTGCACCACCGTGCAATCGTAATATACAACCCTCGATACGGACTTTCCACATATCGAGCGTACCTCATCACGTATGGAACGCAGCCATAACAAGCGAGAATTTCTATTCTTTTGAAAAGGTCAAAAATATCTTCTCGCCAAAAACCGTCATCCCATTTTCCTTCACGATCGAAACCGCAGAAACAATAAAATTTCAAGGCGGCGGTCGTGTACTTCCGTGCAAGTTTAATCTTTCTTTCGATGATTTCCTTGTCCGCCACGTTATCGAATGCAAAAATATAATCGCCGTCGTATTTACTACAGAATAAAATGGAACACGACTCATCGGTCAAAAGCCTTTCATCCAACCCTTGTTTGAACTGGAATGGCTTTCCTCTGCTTTGTAATTCAAGCAACATTTCTTTCCAACAAGGATACCCAAGGAAATTATCGTCGAGCAAGCATATTTTCGGTCGTGTTTCATCCAGGAATTCTTCTATGGGGCTGTGCTTTAATACCCGCTTATAATTTCTATTCACGCAGAACTCGCATTTGCGGAAACAGCCTCTCGTTAAGAAACCTATCGAATAATCACGGTAATAGGAAAAATCGCGCTCTTTACCACCGGCACGAAGTTGTTCATCAACCCAAGCATCATACAAGTGATAATCTGGCTTTTGATGTTCCACTTCCTCCGGCAAGGGAGGTGCTTTATCATAAAAGAAACCCGTCCCGCCGAATGAAAGATTTTCCAAACTTAAAACCTCGTTAGGGACTACCGTGTCCGTGAATACCTTTGACAGATATATTTTGTCGTACTCCGATAAACCGTTGTAATCTGTTTTTAGTTCTACGCTGTCCCCTTGATTTTTATGAAAAGCGGATATCTTCATACACGCCAAATTTGGAAACCTATGTTTTTTACGACCGATTAAATCCGCATCAATTATCGCTATCCGCATTGCTGTTTCTGCCTTGCACTTCTTTTACAAGGTCGGCATACGGGATTTGCTTACCATCTCGCACCACGAAGACTCCATCTGCATTGCCAGTATCCTCGACATATCGACGAAGAATAACGGATGCGTACTTTTCGTCAAGTTCAATGGTATAGCAGATACGATTCATCCCCTCGCACGCCATAAGCGTAGAACCACTTCCGCCGAACGTATCCACAACAATAGCATTTTCCTGCGAAGAGTTCTTCAACGCATAGCCGAGCAAGTCAAGTGGCTTACTCGTGGGATGATTTTCATTGCGTTTAGGCTTGTTAAAGTTCCAAATGGTCGTCTGCTTTCTATCCGAATACCACTTATGCTTGCCGTTCTGCAAAAAGCCGTATAAAACGGGTTCGTGTTGCCATTGATAATCCGACCTGCCAAGGACAAGGCTATTCTTCGCCCAAATGCAAACACCGGCAAGGTGGAAACCTGCATCAATAAACGCCTTTCTAAACTTTAAGCCTTCGGTGTCGGCGTGGAAAACATAAGCAGAACCGCCTGGCTCTAAATTTTCCGCCATATTCACGAAGGCTTTATATAAGAATTGATAGAACTCATCGTCCTTCATACTGTCGTTTTGGATAGTCAAGCCACTCTTACTCTTAAAGGAAACGCCATACGGCGGATCTGTCAGAATGAGGTTGGCGCGTTTGCCGTCCATTAAGGTTTTCACGTCGTCGGCATTGGTCGCATCACCGCACACGAGCCTATGCCGTCCCACCGTCCAAACATCGCCCCTTTGTACAAACGATGCTTTTTCAAGGGCGGCGGTTAAGTCAAAATCGTCATCTTCGATTTCCTTATCTTCCCCTTTGAAGAGGTCTGCAAGTTCCTTTTCATCAAAACCCGTCAAACCAACGTCAAAGTTCTCGCCTTGCAAAGCCTCGATTTCCACACGCAGAAGTTCTTCATCCCATCCTGCATCCAAAGCCATACGGTTGTCAGCCAAAATGTACGCTTTCTTCTGTGCCTCCGTGAGATAATCCACCAACACGCAAGGCACTTTTTCAATACCTTCTTCTCTCGCTGCAATCACACGACCGTGTCCCGCGATGATGCCGTAGTCCTTGTCAATAATGACTGGGTTAATAAAACCAAACTCACGAAGACTCGACCGAAGTTTGTTTATCTGCTCCACCGAGTGCGTTCGTGCGTTATTGACATACGGGACCAATTTCGAGAGTTCGATCAGTTGCATTTCTGTCGTTGTTCTCGCCATTATTCCTCCTTTTTGGCATGAAAAAACCGCCCCTTTTACAGGACGGTTCCGTCAATTATTTATTTTTATCTAAAATGCTTATAGTAAACTTCATTTACCGATTCTATGTACACGTTGAAAGAAGGATGGTTTTTATCCTGCCTTCTCAAATACATATTTTTCTTGTCGAGATAGGTTTGACGAACCTCAAGCCACAAATCATTGTCTTTTAAATCGTCAACCTTATCTCGCAGCCCATCGGAATGTGGTGCTTCTTGCCACCAATATTCATCCCTCTGCACATATCCCGTCTTCTTATGGATAAGTCGATACCAGTTGTCTGTGCGCCCTTCTGCAACAATAGCAAGGTCGATACTAAATTCCGTTTGATTTCCTTTCGTGAAGTGTCTTCTTTCCGTCGTTAAGGAAGAAGTTGAATCCTCGCAGTCAGACCAACCATTTGCTTTCAACACCTTATTGAAAGTTTTTCTCACGTATTCTTTGATTGCACGACAATCATTTATATCATCGCACTTATAGACCCAAAGGTTATAGTCAAGGTCAACGGGTTGATTGGCATTTTGCGTTTCCATATTTCTCGCCCCGCTACCAACAAGGTGAGCTTCAACCGTCATTTTTCCTTCCCTGTTGATTTTTTGAACCAACTGGTTAATAATGTCGGCGCACAGGCTACGCATTCTCTTCAAAAATTCTTTGTCTTCGATATAGTGGTACATAATACAAAACTCCTTGTTTCCCAAGCCACCCATTTAGCACTTTCTGCACTAAATCATAGTATTATATCCACATTTTTTTATCTTGTCAAACGTTTTTAATAAAATTTTTAGGAAAATTTAGAATTTTTCCCTATAATGACACCCTTCCGCAATCTTCTCGTAGTCCTTTTCTAAAAGACCGAGTTCTTCGATAATTCCACGAGGGGTCAACGAATAATATTTTCTTACTTCGTCGGAAAGGTCAAACCCTTTGTCGTTTTTTACGCAAACGGAAATGGGTTCTGCGATGCCGATTGCATAACCAAGCTGTACTTCGCACCACTTAAGGTCATACGCTTCGAGCAAGTCAACAGCAATTTTTCTCGCAATATAACTCGCCGAACGGTCAACCTTCGTCGGGTCTTTGCCAGAGAAAGCACCGCCGCCGACAGCACAGTAGCCACCGTATTGGTCGCAAACAATCTTTCTACCCGTCAAACCGCAATCCGCCGTAGCACCGCCAATTGTCCACGCTCCCGACGGATTGATAATCAGTTCGGGGAGTTCGGTATCGTCCCAAATTTCGGCAATTAACGCCCTAATTCGGCATTTTACGACATCAAGAGCAATTCCCTCTTTATGGCAAGCCGAAACGAGGATACTTTTTACCGATTCAAAGGTCGGCTCTTTGTCAAGGTCAACGACTACCTGCGTTTTTGCATCGCCCTTAAAAATCGTATCGGGGTTCGTCTCCACGTCCGTTTCAATCGCCTTGATGATTTTATTCGCAAGGTCAAAACCAAACGGAAGTCTGCTTGATGTTTCTGCTGTAGCATACCCAAACATCGTGCCTTGGTCTCCCGCACCGATTTCTTCCACCGAGGATACCGCGTTATTGATTTGCGGCGATTGCTGACCGATAAGGTTTATAACCTTATCCACCGTATAGCCGAGCTTGGCAGCAACTTGCTTTACAATCTGCTCAACGTCGATTTTTGCCTTGGTCGTAATCTCGCCACCGAGAACGACCGTGTTGTCCTTGACCATCGTTTCAATTCCACAATGGCTGTCTTTGTCTTGGCGCAAGCAAGCCGTCAAAATCGCATCCGAAATTTGGTCTGCATATTTATCGGGATGATACTTGCTGACTTGTTCCGTAGAAAAAAGTCTCATTTTTCGTATCTCTCCTTTATTTTCCTCGCCTTGATGCGAGTAATTTTTCCATCATATCGTCGTGCGGACTGCCACCATAATCCACCGAGCAGTTCTCTTTTACTACCTGGAAGATTTGATACCAGATTTGGTTCGACTGCTTCATATACTGTTGGCTCATCGCCACATACGGACTTGCGATTGCGTTCCCTGTCGTGGGGTGTTTCGCAAGGAAACCATATTCGGAAATCGCTTCTTCACATTGCACCCAACGAGAAACGCTCATTGCGTACTGCTCGATGAGTTGCTTGCTGACGAGCTTTTCACACCGTCTTTGTTTCAGCCACAGATAGATTTCCTTGTACACTTCCTCGGCGCACATCGCCTTTCCGTTTTTCTGGGTGGCTTTCAAATATTCTTTCACGGGCGGAACGTCAACTCCGTCCAAATCAATAGGGTTCGGCAGCACCATTGCACCATCGTCTTTTCCCTCGGCGATTTTTTCGTGCAGAGCCTTTGGTTTCTTGCCTGCACCGATACGAGCGCCACCTCGCATTGTTCCGTCTTTTGCCACAGTTTTCCTCCTTCATTTTAGGGGTGGGGTTAATACCACGTTTGAAAAGCAATTTTTGCACACGAAAGCCCGCGCCCGCTGTTCGGCAGGGAGAGCCAGAGATTTGACCTCCCCTACCCCCGATGCCCCCAAGGGAGGTTGCGTAAAAAAAATAGACCCATCCTCGCGGGAGGTTGCGCCTACTTTTTAGACCCATCCTCTGTTGGCTTGCCCCAGCGGTCTCCCATCAATGCTGTGATGCGTGAGTGACATGGCTTGCACAGAGACATCAAATTATTTTCTGCGTGTGTTCCTCCATGGTTCAACGGAAGAATGTGATGAACTTCTTCTGCCTTCGTCAGCTTTCTGTTCTTCAAGCACTCCTCACAGTAAGGATGCTTTTTGATGTAGCGGTTTCTTATCTTCCGCCACAGACTTCCATACCTTTCCGAAGAATCGTAGGGGCGTTCATATTTATTGTACCTGTCGTTCATCACCTTGGTATGCTCTTCACAGTATCTTCCGTCAGTTAATTTAGGACAACCAGGAAACGCACACGGTTTCTTCGGTTTTCTTGGCATAATTATTTCCCCATAAAAATAAGCCCTTGATTTCTCAAAGGCTTACGTTATATTTTCACAAGTATATCATACCACAAATGGCAACGGCTCATCAAGGCTCATTTCGGCTCAATTTGGATAAAAAAGGCTCAAAAGGGTTCAACTTTTAGGAATCGTCAAATTTTTTATTCCGTTCTGGTGCCAACGCTTAACGCTCGACATACTCACGTTCATTTCCGCCGCTATCTCCTCCAACTTATGGAAAAGCAGGTAGCGGTAGTCCAAAACCAATCTCTCGTCTTGATTTGCAAGCGTATTAATGACCGCACGAATCTCGTCCTTCAAATCCAGTAGCTTTGCAATCTCCACGTTGATTTCTTCCTCCTTTTGCCATATCTTTTCTAACGTTCTCACGAACGGCGGGTCGAAGTTTCTCGTACTCTTTACCTTTTCCCCAAAGCACGGCGAAGGAATGGAATCGGCTATGCTTTTTAAGTTTTCCAATTGCAACAAATCCCGTTTGATTTGCTTATCCAAATAATACGCTTGGTTCAGATATTCCTTCTTTGTCATATTCTCACTCCTCCTGTAATTTTTTTAAGAGTGCCTTCCCATCAAGGTTCGTTAAAACCGTGAACCAACTCGAAAGGAAGAACTCCTCCACTTCTGCTTTTAATTTCAAAGACAAGTCGTGTTCGGGATACTTGCGTAAGATTTTTCGCACATCACGGTAATCCCTCACCGCTTGCAATATAATGGCGTGTGCCAGGTTTTCTTGCCACTCTGCTGATTTCATACGCTACCTCCTTATCTGTGCTTTTACCGCATCAATCAATGCGTCTTGTCTTTTTTCTTTCCTGTCAAGGGAAACCAACATCAACTCGTCAATCGTCCCCTCGGTTACAATGTGGTGTACCACAACCGTTTTCGTTTGCCCTTGGCGGTACAACCTTGCAATCGTTTGTTGATAAAGTTCCAAGCTCCACGTTAAGCCAAACCATATCATCGTCGAACCGCCCTGTTGTAAATTCAAGCCGTGTCCGGCGGATGCAGGATGAATAATCCCCACAAGGATTTCCCCCTTGTTCCAAGCCTTTATATCGTCGGGGGTTTTGATTTCACGAACGAAAGGAAAACGCTCCTTGATGCGTTCCAAATCGTGCTTGAACCAATACGCCACAAGGACTGGTTTGCCGTTGGCGCTCTCGATTAAATCCTCCAAAGCATCCAACTTCCCGTCGTGGATACGGATGACCTTCTTGTCCACGCCGTAAATCGCACCGTTCGCCAACTGTTGAAGTTTATTTGACAGAGCCGCCGCATTTGCAACGTCGATTTCCTCTTCACGAATATCGATGAACATATCATCCTTCAACTGCTCGTAAATTGCCCCATCTTTATCCGACATTTTAACCTTTACGGTATTCATCACGAGGTCTGGCATTTTCAAATAATCCTTTGCTTTCATCGAAATCGTAATATCGCCGATTTTATCGTAGATTTTCTCTTCCGCCCCAGGCAAGGGTTTGTAGGAAAATACCACTTGGGCATTCCGCTTATCGGGAGTGAAGTAGCCTTCACGGTATCTGGTTATGTACCGCCCCAGTCTTTCGCCAAGGTCAAGCAATCGGAACTGCGCCCACAAATCCATCAAGCCGTTGGAAGAAGGCGTTCCCGTCAAGCCGACAATCCTTTCCACCGTAGGTCTTGCTTTCAAAAGATATTTGAAACGCTTTGCTTTATAGGATTTGAAGGACGAAAGCTCGTCTATAACCACCATATCGTAGTCAAAGGGAACTCCGCTTTTCGCAATCAGCCATTCCACGTTTTCTCTGTTAATGATCGTGATATCTGCATTTTTTCTTAACGCCGACTCCCTTTCCTTTACCGTCCCGATTGCAACCGAATAGGTCAAGCCTTTCAGGTGTTCCCACTTTTCAATTTCATCGGGCCAAGTTGTCTTCCCTACACGCAAAGGCGCAATGACAAGCACTTTTTTTACTTCGCCCTTTGCTATTAAGTTTTTGATTGCCGTCAAGGTTATCACACTCTTCCCAAGACCGCATTCCAGGAAAATGGCTGCGACCTCGTTTTTTTCGATAAACCTTGTGGCGTATTGCTGATATTCATACGGTACGTATTTCATTGATAATCTCTCCTATGTCGTTTTCGTTGTCAAGGCAGAAAACCAAAAAACCGAGTCTTTCCAACTGCCTTTTTCTGTATTTCTGGAGAGGTCGCATTTCCTCTCCCGTTGCCTTTGTTTCTACAAAAGCAATGCGTCCTTGCGGTAGCAGTACAATCCTGTCGGGAACGCCATCAAAAGATGGGGACACGAATTTCAAGCACATACCTCCGCAATTTTTGACCGCCTTTTTAAGTTTCCTTTCTATTCGCTTTTCTTCCATACAGCCACCCTTGAGAATTGCTGTGGAGGATAATGGAGTATAAATTCATAAATTTCTATATTTTTTAATTTTTTGATTTCTTTAAGTAAATTTACTGTTTCATACTCCATTTATCTTCCACTACCCTTATTTCAGGAAATCCTCCTCTGCCGTTGTACCGTATGCTCTGTCAACCGACAAAGTCAGCCCTTTCCATACGTTTTCTTTGCTTGTTTTCTTCATTTCAAAACCTGCGACACGCAACGCATCCGCAAAATCCCTATTTCGGCGCACATACTCGCCCGTTTCCGTAGCCCACGCGCGGTAAGCCTTATAAAGCACGCCCCCGCCGACCGACTCCTTTTCGCCGACAATGCAACACTCCGAAAGGAAATGTGCAAGCCAATCGTTCTCTTCACGGTACTTGCCAATCGCATCGTCCACCTTTTTGCAATGCGGTATCTTGAACCCGCCGTCAATAAACATCTTTGCGCCGTCGATTATCCACTTCAAAACCGCACCGCTTGCCTTCGTCAGCAGTTCTTCGCCATAGTTGGTTCTGGGGTTCTTAATGTTTGCGTTAAACGGTGCAACTATCAGTCTTCGCCACGTGCCTTTATCGTTGCTACCTACTCTCGGCAGGTGGTTCGTATAAAGCACAGTTGTGTGCGTAGGTGTGAACGTGAACGGATCGTGGTACTTTTTCTCGCCCGTGATGGTATCCACGCTTGCAATCTGTTTCAGCATACTGGTAGAAAGACGTTGACCTTCTTCCGTTTCGCTTGCAAGGACAAACCGCTTTCCAAGCAGTTCTGCAAGGTCAACTTTGGTGTTTCTCGCCTTCGTAGTCAGCGATTCCGCAGGGATTTTGCCCGCATAATCGCCTAAAACTTCATAAATTGTGTTGAAAACCGTGCTTTTGCCGTTTGCGCCGTCCCCAAAGGCAATGATGAGTGCCTCTTGATAGACCTTACCAATTGCAATCGCTCCGGCGGCGGTTTGCAAATATGACTTGAACTCCTCGTCGTTCTGCGAAACCAAGTCAAGACATTCTTGCCACATATCCATACCGTCCATCGTCGCAGCCACCTTGGTTATTTTGGTGCAATATGACTCCGCACGGTGCGGATATACTACTCCCGTTTTCAAATCCACAATGCCAAAGGGTGTGTTCAATTCAAACGGATTGCTGTCCAATTCGCTAACACCTATTTCAAGAAACCCCTTCGCAATGCTCATCACGGCTTTTATTTTTCCGCTATCGCACATCTTGTTGACGAATTTGAAATAAGCAAGCGCCTCTTTTATCGCTCTCTCCGCATCCTCTTTTGCACTCTTTTCGCCCTCTCCCATAGCAACTTCGCCAAGAGTGCCATAAGAGTTCTGCACCTCTTTTCGAGCCTCTTTCAGCGCTCTTTTCACGAACTCGATATACTTCTGCTCCGCTTTCAGTTCAGAAGGCTCCCATCTCGTTCCATCCCAAACAATCCACCCCGTTGCAGGGCTATAACGCACCTCATTTCGGTATTCTTGCACGAACAATTCCGCCATACCGATATCGTTTTGCGTAGTCGGCTTAAGAGGGTTACCGAAGTCTTCTGCCGCAGAGCTACTCTCTACGAAATTCTCTAATGCCTCTCTTCTGGTTATCTTCTGCATCTCTTCTTCAGAGAGGCGTTCGTCGAATGCGTAGTTGTTGATAAAATACAGAATACTCTTTACCTCGGAAGGCGTATATCCGCATTTCAAAAGTAAAGCAGAATGCTTGAACAATGCACCGTTTCTTCCATCACCGTCACCCATACCGGTGAACTTCTGGGCATTGCGGACAGGTGCAAGGCATTTAGGAAATTCGTCAATCGGTCGAGACTCGTCAAAATCTCGAATAATTTCTCTTACTTTCCCCTTGCTTTTCAAGACTACGTACATATTCTTGCCCGTGCGGACGTCGAAGGAAAAACCGAGCGCATCGGTAGCCTTAACCACGCCTTTCGTGCAATAGGGACTGCTTTTGAACATAAAGTGCAGACCCCTGGTCGTTTTGTATACACGGCAGTTGTAGTTCATATCGGTTACGAACCTATAAACCCTTTCCGCCTCACCAGTTTCGTCCACGTCTTTGACCGTAAACTCACCGTTTAATATCCCTGCGTATTCATCGAGATTTTCCACTTCTTCCAATGTCAAAAGTGGCTCTCCGTTTCCGAACTTCTGACAAGGGCTTTTATCCTTGGTTTTTACATATCCTCTAAACGGTACAATCATCGTTTTATTTCCTCCATATCACTTGTAAAATAGCGGACTACCTTTCCGCGCCATTTTGCTTTTTGGATTTCCCTTTTCATCCCTTCCGACCTTTTCTCGCCGAACACCCAAACTTCCACACATTTGGTCATCAATACCAAACCCATGTGCAGACCTATTTCTCGCTCGTCTGGGTTCTCATCGTCCAAGAACTGTGGAAAGAGTAAATGCGGTGTTATCGGCAGATACCCTTTCTTGACCGCAAAACGTGAATACGTTCTCGCCTTTTTCTTGTTTTCCTTCACGTCACCACTAAACGGGGAACAGATGTATACGATAGGTCGAAATTGGTGCAACATCCTTTTCCGTTCCCGTTCTTCCTTTGCCATCTTCATTTCCACAGCATAGTGAGTGGGATCGGGATAGCCTTCGCTGTTATAAAAACTTGGATTTTTCATTCCTCTCTCACTCCTTTTTATAAAATTGGCATTCATAGCCGTCGGCGCGAAGATTTAATCCTTCCGCCCATTGGGGGGCCTTCCCCATAATCCTGCACACCTGTTCCACGCTCGATACACCATTCGGTACTTCAAGCACCACTTCGTCGTGGACGTGCATTGTAATTGCAAACCCTGCGTTATGCAGCCGTTGCATTGATTCCGCTAAAATATCCCTTGCCGTTGCCTGAACGATGTTTTCCACGAACTTGGGGCCGTAGCTTTCAATACGCTCCCATTTCTTCGACGAGCCGAGTCCTTCATAGGTCACGCACTCGCTCCCGAAATTGTTCACACCCATTCTCGGTCTTACATACGCAAGACTTCTGCCCGACGGCAATTTCACAAATAAAATCCCTTTTGCGTAGGAAAATGTAACACCGTAGCAGGAATACTGTTGCTTGGTAGAAACGACATACTTGACCGCCTTATCCACCGTCCACCAGAACTTGGTTATAGCGGGGTTAGAATTGCGCCAAGCATCCACAAGCGGTTTTAATTCTTCCTCACGTATTCCCATTGCGGTCGCACCCATCGCTTTCAAAGCGCCAACCGAACCACCATATCCAAGGGCAAGTTCAGCAATCTTACCTTTCTGCCGAAGATGACCATTGACACCGTTCTTTTCAACGGGGACTTTGAACATTTGACTTGCGGAAGCACAGTAAATATCGCCGCCCTTTTCAAAGACATCCAATCTCCATTGCTCCCCTGCATACCAAGCAATGACACGAGCCTCGATTGCGGAAAAGTCCGCTACGATAAATCGACTTCCATCCTTGGGAATAAAAGCCGTTCGGATAAGTTCCGATAAAACGGACGAGATATTCCCATGCTTGGTTTCAATGCCTTGGTAATTGTCATTCCTTACAAGTTCCCTTGCTCCCGTGAGATCTTCAAGATGGTTTTGTGGAAGATTTTGCACTTGAATAAGCCGTCCAGAATACCGTCCCGTTCGGTTTGCACCGTAGAATTGAATCAATCCCCTTGCGCGTTTATCCTTTCCTGCCACGTTTCGCATTGCGATATATTTTTTAACGCTTGACTTTGCAAGTTCCTGCCGAAGTCGAAGGATTTCTTCCACGTTTCCCGTCGCATCCTGCAACAATCGAGCAACTTCCGCCTTTGACAACGATTCCACCACTTGCCCCTGTTCTACGAGCCACGCTTTGAGTTGCGCTGGCGAGTTAGGGTTATCAATTCCCGTCAACACCTTTGCTTTCTCTTCCGCCTTGCCCGTGTTTACTTCGTCGCATAAAATCGCATGGTCAACGAAGTCCATATCCAAAGCGATGCCATAATCGTTGATGCGTTGGTCGAGATGGTAATTTTCCCATTCACTTTCCAAGACGGGGAACGCCACCATTCGTTGCTGAATATTCATTTCTGCCTCAACGTCACGCTTGTTATACGCTTTGAAGGTTTCCCACTTATCAAGTGCGTGCGTAGGCAAGTTTCTCGTTCGGAAATGATTTGTCGCAGTCGGTTCACAAGGCTTGCAGAAATATCGAATCAGCTCCTTGCCAACGGTCAACTTCTGCTTTTCAATACCGAGAACTTCGCCGACCTTTTCAAGCGATAATGGCAATCCTAATGTTGCCGCCCAAACCATCGTGCAATACCAAGAATCGGGGTTCAAATACTGCCCTACTGGATAGCCCAAGAACCGTGAAATACAAACACGCTCAAACTGTGCGTTGAACGCATATTTTTTAATTTTTTCATCCGTCAACGCATTGATTATTTCAAGTGGAATCCTCTCGCCCATTGCAATGTCGACAACTTCCACTTCGCCGTAGTCCACCGAATACGCAAAGAGCAAGATTTCAAAATCATCGCTCTCCGCGTATCGGTAAACACCAGCCTTTGTCAGGTCAACGGAAGAATAAGTTTCTATATCAATCGATAATGTTTTCATACCTTCCATCCTTTCAGCAAGAGGGCGGTATTGCTACCACCCCTTGCCGTGTGTATTTCATCAGCCAAGCAAATCGTCTTCGCTCGTTGCCTCGAACTCGTCCGCAGCGTTGGTCTTGCCACCGAGAGGTTCGCCGTCTCTTACCTTTTGGATGTTGCCAAGTCCGCAAGCTACGCCCTTATTGCCGTTCGTATTGAATGCGTAGAAGTTAATGGAAACCCTCGCATATACGCCGCTATACACTTCGCTACGTTCCAAAATAGGCTGAACCTTAAGGTCAACAATTTGGGGTGCGGTCGTGCTGTTTGCGTTGATGAAGTACGAATTTGCATACGCTTCGTCGTCTTCTCTTTCAATATCGCCGTCGCGGAGAGGAATTTTAATCGCCGCTTTATTCGGTTTCTTACCGCCGAACTTGCCGATACCTTCTTCAATCGCCGCATCAATGGCTGCGTTGATTTTTGCAAGCGTTTCTTTATCCGATTTGGGGATAATGATAGAAACGCTATATTTTTCCTTTGCGCCTTCGGTTACCGCTTTAGGTTCCCATACGTTCGCATAAGAAAGTCTTACTACACCAGTTACCACTTTTGTCTTACTATTTGCCATAATTTTTAATCTCCTATAAATTCGTTAAAGTCATTTTTTGCGTTCGATACAATGAGTGCCGGTCGCTTGTCTGTATCGGGAACAAGCGTGGGTTTACCTTGGGGTTTGACTACCAGTCCACCGAGAATTTCATTGAACTCCTTCTTACCCATCAGCCTTTCCATTTCGCCGATGCTAATTAGGGACTTCGTGTAGATGTCGTGGTATCCTGCCCTTTCTGCTGCCTTTGCTACTTCCTGTTCATTTGCGTACTTTCGGTTCGACCTACCTTCCACCAGTTTGAACCCCGCCCACTCTTTTCCGCCGAGTGCCTGTGCGAGTGCATATGCTTGGATTTCTTCCGCCCACTTTTTGATGTCGGGCAGTTTAATCAGCACATCCTCAATTTCAGCATCGGTCAAAAGCGGTGGGAGTTTGAACTCGCTTTGTGCCAACTTCAACTTGTCTTCCGCCCTCGCTCTGCATTTGATTGCTGCTTTGCAGAATAAGCACCACTCGCCTGGACAGTATTGACCTTCGCCTTTGAAGGCTTTTTCTGCCTTCGGTTTAAGTTCTTTTTCCGCCCACTTCTTCAAGCGGTTGACCGTAATCTCCCACGTACTGACGTTTTCCCGCCTGGGTTGGAAGATGGTCATCTTGACCTTTTTGATTTGATACTTCTCTTCAAAAAGTCCAAGTGCGCCGAGTGCGTAGAGTTTCATCTGCGGATTATCCTCCGCTTCGACGAGAACCCCTTGACCGTATTTGAAGTCGATGATGTGCAGTCGACCTTTGCTTACGATAATGCAGTCACCCGTTCCAAACCCGTCCGGCACGAAACACGAGAAGTCAAGTTTCTGTTCGATTAACACTTGCGTGTCCTTGTCTCTTCTTCGTTCTCGCACCACGTTTTCCATAACGAAGTCCGCATAATCGTCCGTGCAAGCCTCCATCTCATCGCTGTCCCAAACGGAAACGGGTCGTTCACTTCGCAGTTTCAATCGCCGTTTCAATTTGTGTTCGCAAAGAGCGTGGGCTGCCGTTCCTTCCGATGCCGCCGACGTTGTCCTATCCTCGAACTCTAACTCAAGCCGAGCCGAAGGGTTACAGTTCAACCAACGGTGGGAAGATGATGCCGAAAGCACAGCGTGGTTGTTAGGTGGCATCCCTATCACCTCCTTCACTTGCCTTTTCGCAGATACTGATTTCCTGTATCGAGTCCCCAGGAACAATGATCACGACCTTCCGCTTTTTGCCGAACAGCTTTGTGAACAATCGTTCTTTGAGGGACATCGTCTTGCAGGAAACCAATCCGTCTTGCTCTGGTTCCTTTGAAACACTTATTTTGAGATTGTGTTCCATTCCGTACCTCCTTTGTCGGGCATTTCAGTTGCCTTTCAATGTACGGAGAAAAGGAAGGGGGTTTTTAAGGGTGTTTTTTGAAAAATTTTGAAAATTTCTTTTTTAATTGCGTAAAGGTTTCTTTTACGGACATATAACTTGTCCCCTCTGCCTCTGCAATTTCGGTGATGGTCATTCCATCCATTCGCATATGTACTCGACGTCTTTGCACTTCCGTTAAGGTTTCCAGAAAGGCTTGTACACCCTGTCCTTCTTCCTTATTTTCCACGTGCGTGTCGGGCGAGGGTGTTTCTTTGTCTGCGTAATCTTCCCCTTCGTAGACGAGCTTGTCTATCGAGTACGGGCAATGATATCGCATTTTGCGTTCGTAGTTTTCCTCTTCCCTTCTGGATGCCGTAATAACAGCACCGAGTTCATCGTCAACTTCAACTTCGCTGACTTCGCCATTTGCAAATCTGTATTTAATTTTCATAATTGACTCCTTCCCCGTCGAAGAAGTGCAATAATCGGAAAGCGGAAATAAAAAAGGCTTGGACACCCAGTTGAGTACCCAAGCCCAGACAGCCTCGAAATGGCGTGAAAAAACAAGGGTACACACATAACCCTCTAACCCCTTGTCCGAGGTATGGAGCTATGTCATATCCGCTTGCCTCTTAATGCATATCGAGACGAGATATATTATTCGACTTCTTCCCTTTCAAAGGGAATTATATTTTATGAGAGATTTCGCATTTGTCAATTCCTTACTGCATCTTTATTATAACAAAATGAAATTTTTGACTGCGTAAAAAAATACGCACCGTTTTTTCTGCAAAAAGGCATAAAAAAAGACCCTTTGCACTTACTTAGCGTTCTAAGTAGTACATAGAGTCTTGTTTCGTTAATTATTTAATTGAAAAATGCGTAAAAATTTCCGCACAACTTTTTTTTACGGGAGCTGCCAATCCACCATCCCTTCGTCTCGCAAACTCTGATTCCACACTTCAAGCCCTTCTTCGTAGTAATGGTTCATAAGGAATTTGTATGCCTGATCTTGTTTGGTTGCTCTGAAAGTGAACCCTGCTTTCGTAAACAAAGCCTCCGCTACAACGGGGTATAATTGCAAAGCAGCAATGATAGCCAAGACCTCCGTCCTGCTTGGTTCTTTTGAGCCATCAACGAAAGAAGCAATTTTATGGTCATCAATGGTGCTTGTCCGTTTCAATTCACGATTACTAACACCATAGCGTTCCATAAGCAAACCGAGGTTGTGGGCAAAGCCGTCTTCAAATTGAGCAACGAGAGCTAAAGCCTCTTCATTTTCTGCGAGAGCATCGCACAACTCAATAGAACGGCGCATAATGCCATTGTTGAGGTCATTATTTTTTACGGTCTTTGCATACGGGGTTTTCCCCAGCTGCCCACGGCAGAGGAAACACATCGAATAATATCTGTCATCGAAAGTCACCTTTTTCTTCGGCTCACAATCAAAAACAAGACAGCACTCGTCCATATGCTCTAAAGCATAGTCGGTAAGCTCTTGTCTACCCGTAAGAGGGTCTTTGTATGTATATTTTTTGTTGTTAATAACAAAGAAACCGCCTGCGTAAACGATGGTTCTCAATGCCAAGCAATTTTTTAAGTCATTGTTATCGTTGGCACTTGTTATTACATCACTCAACCCAGCGGCAAAGGTTTGGTTTGCCTGGATTTTCTTGGGGTTGTATAAATACGGCTTTGTTGGGGTTTGCCCAGCGTAATCGTAAATACCTTTTAGATAGTTAAAACCAAGCTCTAACAACCTTATTTTTATGGAGGTAACGGTTACCTGGAAGAAGTCCGCCAATCTGCTTATGGTTTGCTTGTATACTTCGGGAAGGTGCTTAACTCCGCTAGCTATAATCTCACCCTTGATTTCCTCGTATTTGAGTTTCACCATATCGGCGGGCATCAAAATTCTAGGTGTTAAAGCGTTTGCTTGCCACTCCATCCAATGGTAGTCATCGCTATTTTCGCGATTGGCTCTTGTATCCTCTATCATCTTACAGTGAATAGCTGATATGGACGGGTCGAGCAATTTCATCAACGCAAAGAACTTACGATGATATTCCCAATGCACGCATTCGTGAATTATCGTATTATTGGCGCACCCAATACCGTTAAAGAAAACAGCTTCAGGGTTGTACATTATTGTGCCTTTGCGGATGATTTTTTCATTGCCAGCTTTGTCTTTTGCTTTTTTATCAACGAAATAACAACGTCCGAAAGAGCCGTCCTTTGGAGTTCCTGCTATCACCCTTAACCCCATTGCCCTGATAACCTTTTTTATTGGCAAAGGCATAGGAGTGGTAAGAGCTTCGTGACAATATTTTTTTAAGAATTCCGTGGCATATTGGTCGAGAGAGTCCCCTTCCATATAGGGAATAAATGTGGGTGTTGACGATTGATTAAGCACGAATTTTTCCTTTTCGTCTAAAGGCTTTATGCTTACAACCTTGAGTGCTTCAAATTCCTCGTTAAATCTGCAACCCAAAATTATTCGCAACCAAACAATCTTGGAGTCCTCATCTACATCGTTGCGCCGTCTGCCATTTGCAAAGCCCTTAAAAGTGACTTCGCTGGAAACATTACAAATAATACGCACATAATCGTCGGGCTTAACCTCGGTATATAGGCTTGTAATAGCAACGTTGTCGATGTAGGTGTCTTCATAATTAGGGAACGGAATACGGTAAGAGGATATATTATAGGCTTTTTGCTTTCGCAGTATTTCATTTTCTATGGCAGAGCATAACAAGTCATAATAAGCATCGTTCAAGTATGCCTTTAAGTCCTTGTATTTTTTAGCCATAACTTATCCCCCTTAATTAAATTATTGATCAGCTATTCTTGCAAAAGCAAGCAACTGACTCTCTATATTTCGCCAAGCTGTATCAAGATTTACACTCTTGAAAAACACCATACCAGTTGCAATATTTTGTTTGCCATCAAGCACGTCACAAACGGTAGGATATAACAGAGCACCACGCTTTGTCCCTGAATAAGTGCTATTAATCATATAAGTCATTACTTGAGAGATGTGGTCTCTTCTAAATTTTTTCGCATTGCTATGGTGGGATTTAACCAGAGCCTCTTTATAATATTTAGCATCAATGATAAACTGTATGTCTTTTTGTTTGTTTTCTATTACAATATCACTTCGTAATTCTGGCATATAACTATCGGCATCCTCATATTCATCCCAAATATCCTCAACCTCTGATTTTATCCAGGTAAATTTAGGGGCATGTACACGGTATATATTTTTATCAAGGTGCATCGCATAAAAATTTAGCAAAAAAGTTTCATATACTTTTTGCATTTGCTCTTCTCTAAAGAAGTCTTTGAATATTTCCTTGCCGTCCTCTTCGCTTACGGTGGTATTGTCATATATCATTATAGCAACACGTATAAGCATTTTATAAATGACATTATTTCTATTAAAACTAATCTTTTTCCTATTTGCTTTTGTGGGCGGTGTTTCGCCAATCCCAACAAAGAACATTTTTTGTTTTTTCAATTGTCGTTTAATAGAAATATCTACATTTGGATTCTTAATTAATGCTGCGATAGTATAATTTAGGATTTTGTTGAAAATATCATCAGTAGAATACTCATCATATGAACACATCAACTGTTTTCGATGCATAGAAAGCCTGTTAATGCTTTCTTGAATATTGATTTTTCCTCTAACTGTTGATAATTCTTCTTCCTTTGATATGTATGAACGATGAAAACCAGACCGAATTATCTTACCAATGCCGTGCGAAAAAACACGTGCCAAAAGATTATACGCATCATCAAAATCATCGGAATCTACAAGTATATCATCCTTAATAGCAAGAATATCCCAAGCATAGCAAAGCATATAAAACAAATTCTTTATGGGAATTGGTGTCTTTATGTTGCTCATAACCATCTTCCTTTTATGCCTTTAATGCCTTAATGCACTCATCGGCTTTATCCTTATCATCCCACCAATACTCATAAAGCAAGGGAGCAATTTCGTATTCAATAATAGAACTATACCATTCTTCGTCCGATTGACCATCCACGGGTTCGATACAAAAATAACTATGACCTATACAATAGCCTTTACCAAGATTTGAAGTGCTTTCATCTGCAATTTTGTCATTGAGTTCCTTAAAACGGCTAATAACTTTATTGACAACGGAAACACCTATGTTTTTCAAAAGATATTGCTTGAACGATTCGTTGCCAAAAGCAGGAACAACATCAAAGAAAGAGAATCTTCTTCTCAATGCATAGTCCATCATAGCCAAACTTCTATCAGCTGTATTCATCATACCAATGATATAGAGATTTTCGGGAACACTAAAGAGTTCGTTTTTATACGCAAGTTTTAACTTGTTGTTCGCACCACGCTTATCGCTTTCTATAAGCATCATAAGCTCCCCGAAAATTTTGCTAAGGTTACCTCTGTTAATTTCATCGATAATAAAGAAGAATTTGCTTGCGGGTTCAGCTTCAGCTTTCCTGCAGAAATTATAAAAAACACCCGTTGTAAGTTCAAATCCATCCTCTACAGGCTTATAACCCATAATAAAATCTTCGTAGCTATAATTTTGATGGAATTGCACCATTTCAATGTATCTATCGTCTTTTTTGCCGATAATAGAGTGGGCAAGTTTTCTTGCTAAATACGTTTTACCAACGCCTGGCGCACCTTGCAAAATCACATTTTTCTTATAGAAAAGAAGTCGCTTTAATTGGTCATATTGTTCTGGACTCATAAATACATCTGCAAGGAACTTTGCTTTATCATAGGGGTCTGCCTTAATCTCCTCTCCTACCGCTTTTGTCACAAAAAGCTCATCGAGATATTTAGCATACCACTTCAATCCCGAAGACAAATATCTATTGTTGCAAGCCTTGTCCACGTCTTCGTAATCGGGGTGACTCTTAATGATACCTTTTACTTCGTTGAAAGTATCAATATCAACGATTTGGAAAATAGACTCCAACTCAGGGTATTCGATAATTTCCATCATAGAGCAAACCTTATTCAAGGCACTACAATTGTTGCTAATCGTACCAGGCTTGCACAATGTTCCTGACTGAGAGGTTTGTGTAGCCATCCATTCTCTAAATCTTTTCTCGTTTTCCTTATAATCCACCAACATATCGTCTTCGTCTCCTACGACCTCATCCTCAACCTCACCTGATTCTTCAAGCAACGCTTTAACAATAAGATATAAATCCAAATTGGGGATACCTAATTCCTTTGCTAAAACAGAAAATCTGCCGCTTTGTGTATACCAATTGCCTGATAATTCAAGTTGCAAGGTGCTAAATATTCTATTCAGCCAACCGTCTTTTTTTAGAATATAGTCAAACATATTCATAAAAAGATGGGGATACAGAATTGCTAAATGCTTCTTAAATCGCGGCTTGTTATAAAGGTCACCTAAAACCTTTTTTAACTCTTCATCCAATTCAATGTACCCATCGACGGTCGACAACTTGTTTTTAGCCTCGTATTCCTCGATAACTTCAAGGGAACGCACAAGTGCTTTGATAAGTAATTCTGCTTTTTCAATAGCCTCATCTTCGGTAATATTTGTTATATCCGATGCGCTAGTACAATACTGCCATTGATTACCTTGAAAGCAAGTTAAGACGTTAGCCCAACCATACGCACCCCTACATGAACCAAAGTCAGCATATTCCTTCCCACGTTCAATTATATATGTCAAAGAAAGATTATCTTGAGCCTTGGTGCCAAAAATACGGTATAAGAGTTCTTTGCCTTTAAGGGCCTTTAAGGTCTCCTTGCCATATAATGCATTAAAGTTTGAATATATTTTTTCTAATTCCTTTATGTCTTGATGAGGATAATCACCAGTATTGTATCTTTCCTTTATTAAAGTAAAAACATCCGAAGATTCGGGTAGCACATTTTTATCACGCAGTGTGGAAATAGTACCCATTGTATAAACCAAATCCCTATTATTAGCTTGCCAGTCTCTTATATTTTCTTTGGTAAGTTCTCTTAATAGATAAAACTTTTCATCATTCTTAATCAATAACGCCCAGGAATTTGCCAAAGAGTTACAAAAGTCATGCGCTTTCTTCAAATCAATGGTTTGACCGCTTTTTCTAAATTCAATAACATCACTTACCAATTTATCATAGTTACTTGTTTCTATGAATTTTACGTTTTCACATATAAATTCCCATTCGTAAGCATTAAATTTATACTCCATACGTTCATCCATTAAAAGACGAATGATTAAAGCTCCTGGATAAAAAATTTTATCACCAACGGCTTCTTTCCAGTTAAGGAGGATTTCCAACATTAAAGCATTATAGTTAATGTCTACATCTGTTTTTCTCTCCATCCGCCCAGAATCTTCATCAGAACTTTTTTTAAACACCTCTAGAAAGCGTTTCCCAAAGTGCGTCAATGCAACAATTTTCTTTTTATCATCAACATATTGCGCTAATCCATAGTCAATCAACACTCCGATGGTATGAGTATCTTTTTTTCCTGCCCCATCTTTGCCATTTTTCATTGTGGGGAACAAGGTATTGCCTGCATACGCAGCATCTACTTGTCCACCAGGTTGAGAATCGATTATCTGCATATATGTCGCATATGTTATAGGGTTAACCACATTTGTGGGAAAATTAATTTTCATATTATTTCGTGCCATTCATTATACCCAACCTTTGTACAATTTTTTTAATCAACAGTGGGGGAATACCCTCACCGATAACTTGTCTTATAAGCTCATGCGATGCCCATTCGGGTATATTCCAATCTGTGGGCAAAGAGCTTGCAACCATCAGTTCGTAAATAGTTAATACTCTAGGATTCGTATACATCATATTTCCGTCTGAATCCTTTTTCCAAGGTCTACCAGGATGAACATTATTCTGCGAACCTATTACACTATTGTGTCTAGTTATTGTTGGAGCAGGTTTATCCCAAAACATTCTATGATAAGTTGTATCATATCCCTTTATGCGCGAACCATCTTTGTTGCGGGGATAGTAATATTCATTATCAAAAGCAGTATTGCCTGTCGGCGTATAAAGCATACATAACACGTGTCTCCATGAATGTGTGGGAGGGACATGCCACTTATGAAAAGAAAGCGCTTCCTTTGAGTTCGCAGGCAATACACTCACATAATCAGCATCTCTAACTACGGGCCAAAGGTCAGGTATACCCTTAAATGCCACTTCAAGCGTTATGTGTGAGTTTTCTTTTTCAGGGAATGTCCAAATTTCTTTACAATCTTTACGAGTCATTAAAAGAATGGCCCGTTCTCTTCTTTGTGGAACACCATAATCCGCTGCATTTATGTGAGGCTCTATACAAATATTGTACGAATTAGACAATCTCCGTATAATATATTCGGGGATTAACAACTCCTCACCTTGATAAAAAATAGGCGTAACCATTTGTCTAGGGACATTTTCTAACAAGACAAATTTGGGCTGAATCATCTCGATAGCGTCGATAGCATATTTTACGAGGCTATTTCTTTCATCGTAGGGATTCATCAGTCCAGCAATGCTCATCCCCTGACAGGGAGGCGTAGCAATAAGAAATTCAACCTGTAATTCTTTTGCCTTGGAAATAATACTATCAAAAATAGCAGGGTCTGTAATGTCTCCATTTACAACCTCACACTCTGGGTAAAGATGCTTATAAAAGAGTGCTCTTTTTTCAAGTAATTCATTGGCTAAAACAATGTCAATGCCTACTTCTTTTAAATAAGTTTCGGCTATGCCAACATTTGAAAATAAAGATATACCTTTAATCATCTTTTCCCCTCTCTCACAATAGCCAACTCTGCTACAACCTTTTTTATTGCCAACGGGGGGATACCTTCACCAATGACTGTTCTAACCAAGTTTTCACTTGCCCAATCAGGAATATTCCAATCGTCAGGCAAAGAAGTTACGCGCATCAATTCAAAAATAGTCAACACTCTAGCATCGGTATACAATCCTGTTTTTTCATCCAAATGACCAGGATGAACATTATGAAAAGATGAAATTGTATGATTGTAGGTGGTCACAGTGGGGGCGGGTTTATCCCAGTCCATTCTCTTATACGCACAACAAGAGCCACCCACCATTTGACCGTCTCTATTTTTCGGATAATAAATGGGATTTTCTTTCGCAGATTTCCCAGTTGGAGTATGCATCATAACCTCAACATTTCGCCAAACATGTGGACGAGCTATATGCCATTTTGAAACGGCAAGCCCCCTCTTCTTTTTTTCTTCATAATTAGGAAAAATCTTTTCTGTCATTCCTTTTTCTTTTATAGGTGGATCGAGAGAAGGCAAATCACCTATAGCTTCTCTCAATGTAACAATAGTGCCATCGCCTTGGGGGATTTCCCATATCTGATTAAGCGACTTATCAACCATTAAAAACAAAGCTCTTTTTCTGCTCTGAGGCACACCCAAATTTTCAACATTCAGCACATGATTCTTATTGATTTGGTACTTACTCGCAAATAAATAATCAATCATATCTGGAATCAGCATTGTTTTCCCCTCGTATGTTACGGGTGTTTGCAATTGAGGTACAACATTTTCGATAAGCACATACTTAGGATTCAGCTGTCTAATTGCGTCAAAAACATAGGTTATTAACGCATTTCTAACATCGTTAGGGTCTTTGTGTCCTGCATAACTCATACCTTGACAAGGTGGAGTTGCAATTATAAACTCAACCCCAAGTTCTTTTGATTTTGTAATTACTTTATTGAAAATAATAGAATTGGTAATATCGCCTTGAATCATATCACATGACGGATATAAATGACGATAAAAATCAGCTCTTTCCTCTAATAATTCGTTAGCAACCACTATATCAACGCCGACATCAGCTAAGAAAGTTTCGGCGATTCCAGCATTGGCAAATAACGATAAACCTTTCATGTTTTTCTCCGTTTCTTTTTAAATTGCGGCGTGTCCGCTACTAACCCATTTGTCCAATTCGGAAATTTTAAACTTCCACAGTTTACCGATTTTGTGAGCTGGAATATCTGTCTTTTTAATCCACGCACGGATAGTGTCAACCTTAACGCCAAGATGTGCAGCAGCCTCAGCAATACTAATCCAATTTTCTGCTACTTGTTCTGCCATTTTAATACCTCTCGAAATAAATTAAAATTATGTAATTTTATTATAGCATTACCAACAAAAAAAATCAAGTGTTTTATATGGTTTTATAGTGTTTTCATAGTGTTTTATTTTGTTTCATGCTTTTAACCCCAAAAAATCCACGAGAAAAAATACCAACAATTGAACAAAAGGGATATAAAGTGAATGATTTATATTTACGACTAAAAACAAAAAAGGCTTGCAGGAAAGAAAAACACCCTGGCAAACCTACTTTTATGCTATAAAATTAAAGTAAACGGATAATACCCTCATTGTGAAAATAATACCGACATTTTTCGTGTCAATATTATGGTTTCTTTTACCACTTTTTTCAAGCACATAACGGTACTTCGCGGGGGATTATTCTTTGCCGAGTTCGTTAATTTTAGCCTCATCACATTGGTAAGCGGGCCAATAATCGTCAAGAACGATTTTCGTGATAAAAGTTCCGTCATCATACAAAAAAGCGGAACTACGGGTGTCATCGTCGTGGAACAACATCAAAAAGCGTTCCCCTGCTTTATGACCATTATTATCGTCTTCCGTGACTGTGGCTACCACGACATCGGAAAAAGCATCCTGTTCAACACGATTTTTCGAGATTTCTTCGATATAATCGAGAATTTTATCCCTCCCTATAATCGTTAAATCCTTTGCTTTTGACACGAACTCTGTCTCGTCCGTCATACGTTCATAAATGCGGTGCATATCACCAAATTCAAGCACTTGTCGCAGCATATAGAGAAGTATGTCGTGCGGAATCGGTTTCTTAATGATTGGTTCTGCAGGAACGAACTCGATTTCATCCGTTTCAAAGAAGGGAACAACACGACCGTCCTCTAAAACATAATCATTTCCATGTTCCCCTACCACACGATACTCCTTGCCAAGCTCGTATCCTTCGGTTACTTGCGTTTCCCCGCCATTATCGTCGGGAATACCCGTGTACGTGATTAACGAAGGTCTTAAACGAATAAAATCGCTTGCAGAATACTCCTTCATTTCATCTTTTTCGTTCATCATCAAATAAACGACATCTTTCAAACCGTACACCGTATCAACTTGATAATAGTCCCCTTGATTAAGCTCATCCGTTGTTTCTCGAATAAACTGAACGAAAAGGTTCTGGGGAAGATACTGATATCTCGCTCCCATTGCACGCTCCACCATGTCGCTATAGTTGAGCGCATCAGAAACCGTTGCATATTTTCCTTTGAAAAGCAAATACTTAAGCAATTTTTTACGAACTTCCGTTTCTTGTGAAAAAGCACACACAGCGAAAACGTCATCTTTTTCAAAGCCCATTTCCAACATTAATCCAATTAAATCCTTTTCTTCCTGTGTTAACTCTTCTTTTTTACCCATTTTATCGTCCTTCCCCAAAGTGAAATATCCTACATAATCGTCTTGTTTTTCCCCGTGATTATCGGTAAAAATAACCCACGAGCCGTCTTCCATTATAATTTTAGCAATCGTCTGTCCATAGCTGGTGGGAATATCCTTCCCGTTCTTTGCTACTTGCTTATAAATTTTGAAATGGTCAAATTCAAAGTCGACTATCCTGTTTCCAATATACCCTTCAAATAACGAGGAAATATCAACAACTTCATCCTCGATTTTTTTATAGCAGATTAATCCTGCCCATTTATCAACCGAAAGATACAAGTCTCCGAGGTCAAAGTAAATTCTTGAAACAAAGCAATTTTTATGGTTTGATTCATCATAATTCAAATCAAAAATCCCACGGTCGTCTTTTTTCAATAGAACTTTTTGAACGATTTTATTTTTTGCCTCAAAATAGATGTCTATATTATGATAGTCCTTCCCTTGGTCGGCATACTCCACGATTTCGTACAATGCGTCAAAAATATTCCCCGTATGATGGTCTTCTTCGCAAACCGTTAAGAAACTCGCCTCTCCTCCGATTGTGTAAAGAGGCGATTCGCCTTTTTCAAATTCGATGTTCTTCGCACCGTTATCTAAAAGCAACTTCGCTGCGTAAACAATATTCTCATCGTGCGTACAAAAGGTAAGGTTATTAAGACACATTGCTCCATACCTGCCCCCGTCCTTCGACAAATCAAACCCATTTTTAAGCATAAAATTGATAACATCAACCAGGTATGCATTAACGATTCTTTGAAGGCTTTCATTCCCCATTGTTTCTTCTGTCTGTCCAAAGCCGAGCAACATCGAAGAAAGAAGATTTTCCTCTTCATCGTCTTCACAAGGTGCATTGATATCAAGCCCTTGAGACAATATTTCAAGAGCCGTTTTATAATTAGGCGGATTTTTCGTTAAAGCGTTTATAAAACGGGTCTGAAGATTTTTCATTACTCATCCTCCTCATCTTCGGGATAAACTCCAAATTCGTCGACTTTCTCAATGACAACCTTTACCTTTTCCAATGGCATAGGCACTTCATCTTCCTCGAAGTAATCAATATCAACCACTTCAACAATCGCCGTTCGACCGTTCTCGCCAACTGGAACACGAACATAATCCCCAATATCAATTGTTTCATCGTCAGTTCGATAATAATACGATTTGCTTCCTCCTTCAAATTCGCAGGACAAGAAAATAAGCCCCGTTTGGTCTTGCCCGTCAAAAACAAACAAGTCCCTTCGCCTTAAATATTTGCGAACTTTGATGGAATATTCGGAAAAGAAATCATCTTCATCTACGATAAGAGCGCCATTAAAAACGTATTTTTTGCCAGACTCACTTTCAATCGTTAGATCCCACGAGCCGACATCCGTTGCATACGTTATCAACGGTCGTTCTTGGAAATAGTCAACCAAGTCCTGCACGAGTTCCTTGGTATCAAACTTATTCATATAGAAATGTTTCTTTTCCACAACCGTACCTGCATAAGTCTTCGTCGTGATGTCTACTCTTCCCTTGGTGGATATCGTCAGCCTTTGGTGTGTTATTTCATCAATTTCTGGCATTGGGCCATAACAAACATTATCGGACTCTATTGTAATTTTACGGATGGGTTCATCCATAAAAGCAATATAAAACGGTCGTTCAAGGAGTAAAATTTCATCTTCCAAGCACTCTGGTTTCTTCCGCATGAGTATTGCTTTTGCGTTAACATAATCCGTTAACGGAAACGGACGTCCCCATTCTTTATAATAATTCGTTAAACCTAAACTGCGAATGAAAACATCGATGACCTTCATTACTTCTTCGGCAAACTCATAATAAGGCACATCCGCCTCATACGTATGCTGCGAAATATTCAAGTCGTGGAAAATATGCATATGTAAAATTCGTTCCTGCTTGGTGCTTTTTTCTTCGTTTATAGAAATCGACCAAACGGCGGTACTCCCCTCTTCGTCAATTTCAATTTTCTCGCACGGAACATGTTCGTCTTGACGTTCCCCAGCCATAAACCAAATTGCATCGTCGTAATCTGGATGAAAACCAAGAACAGCCCAAAGTAGGTGTTGAATGTCATCACTGAACAGATTGGTGGGATTAAGCTCAAATTTATTCTCCCCAAGTTGCATACGCCATATCATACAGCCTATGCCGAATTTATCAATCGCAAAAGAAAAATTATTCATAAATTCCTCCCTCCAATGTCTTTTCACTCCATTGTTTTAATCATTGCCAAGATTTCCGTTTCCGATTTCGCTGATTCCACTATCCTTGTCATTTCTTCCGCTTTTTGCTCTCGATTGCTTGATTGGTTTATAAGCAAGGCAATCCTGTACTGTGTATCAAGCGATATATTCTTCGTCATAAAGCAATCCAGTAATATCGTCCGTTTAATAGTAGGACTTTCTATATTTTTCAGTTTCTTGTCCATAAATATAATCCCTAATACACCACTCAAATACAGTTTAATCCTCTTCTTGAATAAACTCCGTCACATCGGTCACGGGGATTCGTTCCTTTTCCCCATACCAAAGGTCGTGTAAATAAAACTCTCCAATGAAAGCACCGCAATGCGGACAAGTATTAACAAGGTGCGTTTCGCCCGTAACACCACTTCTGCGTTCAGTCAATACAACGCCCTTTTCGCGCGAAACTCGTACCATTTCTTCGTTAAAAAAATCGGGCGAGATTGGATTCCCATCAATCAGTCCATAAACGGAACACATTTTATTGCGACATTTCCAACAAACAGTATCGTCGGAAAAGCAAATATACACATCTGGGTGTGTCCGTTTATACTCTATAATTTCTTTCCCCATTTTTCTCAATTCCTCGTTCCCAAGTGCATCGCATATTCTATTCCACTCGGACATAGGTGGCAGATATCCTTCTCTTTCATAACGTGTTAACATCCATTTACTAACACCGGTTACTTGCGATAATTTTTCTCTCGAACTATATTCTTTGTGCGACTTGCGCACATACATCAACGCCTCGCCAAGAGGCATACTTGTAATGTCCTTCCTCATTTTTTCACTCCTAAAATCCTTGATTGATTATCAATATAAGCCTTAATTTCTTCATAATGGCACTTAACAGCCCCCAACTTCAATAAAGCGGAAAAAGCAATTGATTTTTGCACACCGCATTTCTGGTCTAAAACCTGGGTTGGTAACACATAAAAATCCCATTGGTCGAGATTTAATGGATTTGCCTTTTCTCTTTCTTTGCAAGCAAATAAGCAAAATACGTAAAAATCAGAGTGTCTTATTGACTTTCCATCATACCATGTACTTGATGACCACGCTTGTGCGGGTGCAATACTAAAACGAATTGACGTTGGTTTATTCTGCTCCCACGCCTGCAAATAAGCAGAACTTTTCACTTCAATTCTTACATTGCCGTATTTTACATCATAGGCATCCCAATCAATCCTTGACTCCGACAGATTAAGCTCAAGAGCCTTGGAAACAAGGTATTCGGCGTATGCACCGCGTAAGGTATTATTTAAAAGGTCGGAAGAATTCCACGCCCAAAACTCTATAATGGGTATGGGCAATTCTTTCCCGTTTTGCATTAATTTTTCCGTCCCATTTAACACTTTCATTCTTCTGTTGAACTCCCCTTCAATTCTTCAATTTTTTCCCTTACCGTGTCCATCTCATCTTCGATTTCTTCAAGATTTTCTTCCCATTCTTCATATTCCTCACTTTCGGAATCGTCGGGTTCTTCGCTTTCCATATCATCGTACTGCTCTTCAAGTTCCCTATAATATTCTTCCAATTCCTCAATGGTCATATTTTCAGTATCTCGATAATCGCATATGGAAAGGATTTCCGTTTTTACTTGCCCATTTCCGTCCTTATACATACGGATTTTAACCGTCTTTCCGTCAACATCCTCACCATATTCAAGGTTGTTCAACGCCTCTTTTAATTCGTCAAGCGTTCCTACTTTTTCACATAACTCCAAGATTTCTTTTAATACTTTCTTTCGCAT